GCGTAAGGGCTATAAAGCAGGTGAAAAGTGGAAGAAGTCCGAGAGGAATAAAAATTAACAATGAGATTAAATAATGGCAAAGAAGTGGATACAAAAGGCTATTAAACATCCCGGTGCTCTAAGAAAGACACTAGGCACCAAGAAGGGGAAAGACATTCCAGTCTCCAAGCTGAAAAAAGCAGCAGCAGGAAAGGGAGTCTCACCTAAAACCGAGAAGAGGGCGGAGCTTGCTCTTACTCTTCGCAAAATGAGAAAAAAATAATGGAATCAACACATGGTTGGATTCTGATTTGTGGTTATGTATGTGGAGTTGTAACTCCCTACTTTTACCGTAAAATCAAGAATCTTAAAAAAAAATAGACCTGGAACCACCCTGGTAAAATGAAAGCAATGACCTTCAGGACCGTCGACATGGTCCATATTAAATATACCGACCTTCCGGGCGGTCTTGAAGATTGGAATGACTCTTCATTTACCCGTCCTATGCCTTTTGATTTAGTGGTTGTTAAAACCGCTCAAGGAGAAAAAAGAGGATGGTGGACAGGAAACTACTGGTCAGGGTTAAGATTAAATAAAAAAGATAAAGTTACTTCGTGGAAAAAAGCACGAGAGCTTGATTATATAGATTAGCGCAGAACCACAATAGCGCATAATAAAAGATAAGCAATGACCAAATCTGGTATTATACAAGAGTTCGATGAGCTCTATGAGGAAGCGTACTATGCGTGGAATCCATTCTATCCTTTGGCTGAGAGAGATCTAAGATCTTATCTGGGTGATCAGTGGGACGAGCAGGAAAAACGCGCTTTATTTCAAGAAGGCAGAAACGCTTTTGTCTTTAACCGAATCCGACGTGTTATCAACATGGTTACCGGATATCAACGCAAGCACCGTCTTTCTTCAGTAGTAGCACCTATTGAAAATTCCGACCAAGCTACCGCCGATCAGCTTTCGCAGCTTCTTCTCTATGTTATGAATAGTGGAGAAGGGTATCAGACGATTTCTGATTGTTTTGGCGGAGCTTTAAAAACTGGATGGAACCTGGCCTCTATCTGGATGGATTACCGTGATGACCCTATCAATGGAGATATCCGGTTCTCTAGAGAATCCTATAACAGCTTTATTACCGATCCCTATTTCACTAGACCCGATTTTTCGGACTGTTCCTATATTCAGAAAAGAAAATATCTAGGCGTTGACCAGGTAGCCTCTCTTCTTCCCGGGCAAGAAAAGGAAGTAGAAGAACTTCATCGATTGGGATGGGAGCGTGACGATAAGTTTACATGGCTTCCATACCAACGGCAGCCTAATGGACAAGATCTCTTAGCCTATAACGAATTCTATCTTCAGAAGTGGCGTAAAGTGCCAATGCTCGTCGATATGGAAACGGGTGAATTTACTGAATTCGATGTTTCAGATGACCGTATCGATCTCTTCCTTAAGCAATATCCTCAGCTCAAGATCGTAAAAAAACCCAAACGCTACATTGAGCGCCACATCATAGTCAACGACGAGCTGATGCGCAGCGATGAGAACCCCTACGGTCTTGATGAATATCCCTTCGTCCCTTTCTTCGCTATTTTCGAGCCAGAATCCGACCAGTGGGGACTAAAGGTTCAGTCTCTTGTTAGAACGATGATTGATCCTCAAAGGGAATCTAATAGACGTCGTTCTCAGATGATCGATGTTCTAGATTCTCAGATTAATTCAGGGTGGATTGCAGATGAAAACGCGGTGATCAACCCTAACTCTCTCTTTCAAGCGTCCCAGGGTAAAGTCATTTGGCGTAACCAAGATGCGAAGCCCGGAGCTATTGAAAAGATCCCTCCTGCACAGATTCCACCTTCTATGTTTCAGCTCCAAGAACTCTTTGACAAAGATATCACGGAACTTGGAGGAGTTAATGATGCTGCATTTGGGGTGCCTGAATCGGGAACAGAAAGCGGAATAATGATGATGCTTCGCCAGGGCGCTGCTATCACAAATCTCCAGGATCTATTCGACAACCTTCGTCTGAGCCAGAAAAGTTTAAGCCAGAAGGCGCTTAAGTTGATTCAACAATGGACACCAGAAAAAGTTCAAAGAATCATCAATGAGCAGCCTACCCCTCAGTTCTATGACGAGGAATTTACTAAGTACGATGTCGTAGTCAAAGAAGGGCTTCTTACTGAGACTCAAAACCAGATGTACTTCCGCCAGCTTGTTGACCTCAAACAACTTGGTGCTCCGATCACTGGTGAAATGCTTGCTCAAGCCGCTCCAATTCAAGGAAAAACCGAACTTATTGAGCAGCTTAAACAAATGGAGCAGGCACAAGCTCAGGCCGAACAGAAGAAAGCTGCGCTACAAGATGAGCTCGTTGACTCTGATCGGCAGATGCGTCAAGCAAAAGCAATTAGCGATATAGCCCTCTCTAAGGAACGATTTACCCGGGCTGTAGCCAATATGGGTCTTGAAGATGAAAGAGCGTCTAAATCCGTTCAGGATCGCTCAGATGCTTCTCTAAATCGAGTTAAGGCGATGAAAGAGCTCGCTAGCATGGATATCCGCACTATCACCGACTACTTGAACATGATCAGACAAATGGAAGAGATGAACGCGGTGCAAGAGAAAGACGTCAAAAGTGATGACGTCGAGATTTCAGCAGAAGGTGAGCACGGTGCTCGCCAAAAGCTGTCGCCTCCAATGGAAGGAATTTCAGAGGAGATTATTAACACACAACCTGCCGGGGTTCCAAATGAAGGGATACAGTAGCAAAGAAGCTATGGCGGGCCACGAATACAACATGTCTGCAAAGCATCGTAAGCGTGAGAGTGAAGGTATGAAGAAATACGAAAAGAGACGTGAGTCTTCATCTAAGGATGATCGTATTGACACAGCTTCAAAACACACTTTCGGCATTAACACAATGTCTGAGGATTACGATATGAGCAGAGTTGATGTTCGACCGCAAACAAGCCGAGGACAACCTCCTCTAGCTTGGGATTACGACTATTAAGAGGTGCTTAAGATGCAACAGACCGGAGAAACCCGAGACGCTATTTTAGAAGACAGACAGAAGAGAATCGATGCAATCATCGACGCGAATAAAAGCCGTCAAGATCCCTACTGGATCGTGATTTTCGCTAAACCTGCCAGTAAATACGTAGATGGAAAGCCCGCTCTTGTAGAGCACATCAAACCTTATCCAATTCGACCACCTGCCCAAGTGGGAATGATTATTGCAGAAGTCAATAACAAAACAGGAAAAGTCGAATGGGAAGTCAATATGCCTCAAAGGCCCTTTGACTTCGATGCACTCCAGCAATTTGGAGCTAAGTCTTGTAATGAAGTGGTCACAGAAACCACCTCCATTCCATGGGCTTACGAAACTAAATAGTGCCGCCGACTTTACGGGCGTTAAAAGGAGCTAAGCAATGACCGCAGAAGCAAACTATACGGGCGATGAAAATATTCAGGAGGCCGCCGCTCCCCCAGCAACTGAACATGAGAATCCTCAGCATGAGCAGCAGAATGAGCAAGGAGATGCGCCTCAAGGCGAGTCTGTCCCTCTATCTGCATTGCAATCAGAGAGGACACATCGACAGGAGCTGGCGGAAGAACTTCGCATGATCAAGGATCACTTAGCTTTAATGGAAGCTAAGAAAGAGCAGCCTAGGCAGGAAGAAAAACCAGCCTTTGATCCCGACGACATCCCTACGTGGGGTGAGATCGATAACTACATCGCTAAGAGAGAGCGTCAATATCAGACGTCTATCGACGAGATGAGGATGGCTCAGAAGCATCCAGATTATCAAGAAGTTATTAGTAAACATTTACCAGAAGTAATAAGTAATAACCCTGCGTTAAGGAAGACATTAACAGAATCTCAGGATTATGAATTAGCATATTACTTGGCAAAGAATTCTGATTCTTACCGTACTGCTCATAAAAAGCAGGTAAAAAATCAGGATGCGGAAAGAGTGGTACAAAACAGCCAAAAAGCTGGTGCTTTATCAAGCATGGGTACTACTTCTCCGATCAACACAGCCAAGCGCTACTCTCAGATGACTGATGAAGATTTCCGTAAAGAGGTCAACCGCAACATGGGGTACTTTTAAAATAAGGAAATAAAATGGCTATTACAACCACAGCTGTTCTACCTCCAGCGGTTCGAGATTACTATGACCGCTTACTTCTCATGACGGCCTACCCGCAATTGATTCACACTAAGTTTGCTCAAAAGCGGATCCTTCCTGAGAAAATGGGAGATAGAATCGTATTTAGACGCTATGCGCGTCTTGCTACTGTGCCTGTGCCTCTAGTTGATGGTGTTACTCCCCCGGGATCTTCACTATCTGCTACAGACATTAAGGCTCAAGTAGATTTCTACGGTAACTTTGTTACCATCACAAATCAAGTCGAATTGACTGTTGAAGACAGGGTGCTTAATGAAGCTTCTCGCCTTCTTGCTGAAAACTTAGCACAGACAATCGATGAAGTAACAAGAGACGTTCTAGCTTCTACTAGTTCGGTTTTACAGTGTTCAAATGGTGTAAATGGGGCAACGCCTACGGAGCTAACTAAGGCTGATATTGATTCTGCTGTAACAACTCTTCTCGGAAACGATGCAGAGATGATCAGTGAGATCGTCGTCGCTCGCGACGCCTTTGGCACTGCACCTGTGCGCCCTGCTTTTTGGGGTTACCTAGACACTGATTTGCTCGATGATTTGGAAGCTGTTTCCAACTTCCTTCATGCATCTCAGTACCCTAACCAGCAGTCTGTTCTAGACTCTGAGTGGGGAGCAACTGGTAACGTACGTTGGCTATATACCTCTGTGGGAAGCGTTTCTAGCGCATCTCCTGCGGTATATAACAACTTCATTATCGGTAAGGAAGCATATGCAGTCGTTCACCTTCGTAGTGAAACTGGGGAGTTCTATGTTGAGCCTCTAGGTTCTGCTGGATCTGCTGATCCTCTTCATCAAAGAGGGTCCGTGGGATGGCAGCACCCATTCGTCGCTCGTATTTTGAACGACAATTTCATGATCAACTTAGAAGCAACCCATAGTTAAGGAGGAGAAAAATGGCACAGATTAAGCAATTTTCTTGGACTAATCCAAGTACCGCCGTCGCTCGAAACCTTAATGTGGGGTTTACTGTATCGAAGGTTGAGATCTGGGATCTTACGACCCCAGCTCGCTATGAATGGACTTCTAATATGGCAGATGCTTCAGTTTTCGAACTAGGTACGTTGGCATATACCACCTCAAATGGTGTAACGCCTTTGTCTCAAGACTCGGTATATGGAGCCACTATTAGCGCGTTCAGTAACGCGAATACAGGTGTAATCACTGTGAATGACACAGCTACATTTGGTTTTGCAGTAGGTGACACTATTAAGGTCGCCGAGCTAGCAGATGACCTTTCAGGCACTAACAGCTTGAACGGTACATTTGTAATCGCCTCTCTTACGTCTACAACTATTACTGTTACCACTGACACATCAGTGACCGGCTATAGCGTGTATGTATCGGGAGGAGTTGTTACTAGAGTTTCTGATACCAATGGAGTTCCCATTGCCACTCAGAACTTTGCAATCCGTGGATTGACTTTAGGCACAAGTGCTGTAGGGGACGATGACGCCTCTATGGTTGCAATTGTCTATGGTGAAGAACCGGTAGTTTAAAAACTTGGAAGGGCATTAGGTCTTCCTAGTGCCCCTCCTTTTAATTAAGGAAAAGCAATGAGCCAATTAAAGAATAACGTCGTTGAAGCCGATTTAGATCTCCTTCCTATCGTGGGGCCGCAGCCTGAGAGCGAAAAAGAAGAGGAGTATCTCAAAGAGATGTGCGAATATGAATTTTTCAATTTAGAAGAGCCTGGATTATCCCTAACCTTCCCTTATGGGAATTCGAGATTTAAGAAGAACTTTAAGTTTTTCCATGGGGGCACCTATCTAGTTCCTCGGCATGTAGCAAGGCATGTAGAATCACGCGCAACTCCTATGTGGGATTATAGACCAGATGGAGCCGGACGGATGCAGAAACAAAAAATAGGAACTAAGTCTCGATTTCAGATGAGACAAAAATTTGGTGGCTAATATGGCAA